CCACGGTTGAGAAGTTTATGGCTGGATTAGTTGCGGACGTTTGCGGTGTCCTATTGACAAACGAAGAATTATTAATGACGCCAAGTGTCGCTTGCAGTGACGTGTCATTCGCCTGCTGACCAACGGCTAGATACTTTTGCGCGTTGGTGTCTTCCCATGCCCATAAGGCGCGCGTGATGGTGGATGTAGGCTCCGGCGCAAACTTGCTCCAACCACCCAGCTTTTGCACCAACCCCAACCCGTTGCGGTCAGGAACAAACCGAATGAGGTCGCACGACGAAATAGCCGCCTCATTCAGCGCCTGGGTTTTGTTGACATCAACGCCAGGGATAAGTTTCAGGGAACCGTGCGGCACAAGGCTACCCCTTTGTTGCTGTTGCTATCGGTGAGGGCGAGTCGGATGTCCAGGCGGCGGCTTCAAACTTCTTGCGATACTCTTCGCCCATCGCGCCACGTAGAAGGGTCTGATACTGCGCTTCGTAAGTCGCTCCCATCTGCGGGTCGTTCGACGTTGGGCCAAAGTTACGTTGAAACTGGCTGATGTAGACCATGGACGCTTGCAAAAGAAGATCGGGCAGGTTGGTGCTAATGAACGTAGTGCCGGTCGCTGCAAGCGCCTGAGTGGCGTTTACGGCCAGGGTTTGCAGCCGCACCGTCCCGGTGATTGAAACCGGATAAGCTTGGTCTGGCCAAGGCCCCAAAACAAACAATTGCGAGGTGTTGCCATACGTCGCGGCGTCTCCGCCAAGCGGCGCGAAAAACTTAGGAACGCCCGCGCCCGTGACATTACCGTAAATATTTTGTAAAAATTCATTGGTGGTTGGGACAAGATAAGTCGCGTTGCCGTTTGCAATAACGCTAATCGTTTGAATGGTCACAAACTCATTAACGCCAATTGTGAGCGTGCTATCGTTCGGCGTGCATGCAAAGCCTGATTTGACGGTAATCGATGGATATAAATCAAGATCGCGCTGAATGCGGAGTTCCGCGTAATTCAACATCTGCGGAATGATGGCGTTGAACGGTGCATCAACTCCGACAACCACACCATTGGTTGTGGTCGTGTTTACGATGGCCATCGTCGCCACCTGGGTGACGTAGCCGTTGTAAGTCAGCGGAGTAGTTGCAACAGGTGTTGTCATCTTTTATCAACTTTCGAATCTAGCTTGTCGGAAATTTTTATCAAAATGTTTTTGATTTCCAAAATGTCCTGCTTGTATTTGTTCTTAATAACATACATGGTTGCAGATGGGGGAATGCAACCGTTGCGGGTCAACAAGGCAGATTCAACCGGCGCTTTCATCTTTTATCAACTTTGGAATCTAACTTATCGGAAATTTTCATCAAGATAGTTTTGATTTCCAAAATGTCCCGGCTGTATTCGTCCTTAGTTATATACTTGGTATGCAGGTCTTTCTCTAGTTCTTTTATGTCAGACTGCATGGTGCGGATGGCATCCCATGCAACCTTTAATATCCAGCCTACAACCGCGCTAAATGCCGTTGCTGCGACGTTGATTAGGTTTTGATCCATTTATTATTTCAATTCTAACAAATTAATTCGTGTATCAAGCTCTTGGATCGCCTTGCACAAAATCGGGATAAGCTGGTCAGGTCGCAGATGCTTAGTGCCGCCCTCGTCTTCGATGTAACCGCCAAAATCACGCCCTGTTTTAGCCAAGGCAGACGCAACATTATCAGCCAAAAATCCCCAATGGGTGCGGCGTCCAGGCTTTTCAACCAATCGTTGCTCCGCAACCATTTTATTTACCATAACCGGCGTTTGATAGGTTTTGGGCAACATATTAAAGATCGGCTCGCCATCCTCCCCCTTGCCTGCTCTTACCCGCACCACCACAGGGTTGCCATCCGTATCAATTACAGGGTGGTCATCCCATAACAGCACCTCGCGGGTTTTCATTTGCTTAGTTTGAACTGCCACGCCGTTAACCATGGTAATCTCAATGTCTTCGTAACTTTCAATGGCGGTGGCTTGAACGGTTTTTTCCTCAACAATTTCTTCGTAAGCTTGCCCGCCGATTTTCCAAGTAAACGTAACAGGGGCAAGGTCACGCACAATTGGCAACGCATCTGGCAACGGTTGGATATTGGTTTTTAATTCGGGATCAGATGTTTGGATCGTGCCGTTGACCGCCCATACCGCAGTCCAGCGCAGAGGCGTTCCGCCGCCGAGGCCGCAAGATATGACGTTATCGGCGGCGGGCGCAAAGGTCACTGTGGAATTGGCGAGTATCTGCGTTGTCGCCGCACTGCCCGCGCCCAAATAGATAGCGGTTCCAGCAAAGCCAATAACGGGCACATCGGCGCTGTTGCCGGAGTTGCGCGACACGATTGTTTTGTTGTACGGTAGTCGGATTGCATAAGTCGCCGCATTGGCGTTCATATCAATGCCGTAATTGCCAGCAGTTTGGCCGGTCAAATCAAGCCCCGCAAGAAACCCACCGTCAACGCGATAAGCGGCAGTTGGCGCATTTGTCGATTGTTGAGTACCAGCAGAAATAGCTTGGAAGCCATAGGTAGGATAAGTGCTTGTCGCTGAATTTTTTACAGTAACAGATAAGAAATTGCTAGATCGTGCAGCAACGCTTGTTACTCCGGTGTAGTCATAAAAATTACTGGAGATGCCCTCGCTATACATGCCGGGCGACAAAATCGTGGCGTTGTAGGCATATCCGCCGATTTCCTGATAATTCGGATTAACCGGCAACCCGCCTGACAACACGCCGCCGCCGCCATCACCAAGGCCAGCCGGGATCGTGACATCCGCCAAATCCATGATCGTATGCGAGTTCGCCATGCTGGCTGTCGTCGCAACCGAGCGCGCCATTACGACGTTTTGCGTGTTCCACAACTGCGACACTGTGCCGCGTGGCGACATGCCGGCTGTCAACTCGATACTGAAATAGCGGTTATAGTAGTTTCCCGTAGTGCTCGATGGTGCCCAAGTCCCGTCAATCATTTGCACTAACCCATTGCGGAATGTGCCCGTGCTAGTCGCCGCAATTTGAAAAACGCCTCCGCCCGCCTTAGTTGTTCCATTTACAATTACATTTGGAAACGCCACAGTTCCGCCGCCAGTAGAAACTGAAAGCCCAGCGATCTGAGCCGTCGTAAGCCGAACAGTAGAACCCGATTGCACCGCAGGGATAATTTCCGCACCCGTAAGAGCAATTGCTGCGGGAAGGTTTGGAATAGTGACATTGGCCATCTTAAGGTCCTACTTGCGGGATTTTAGCATAATCGTAAGGCAAGCCAACAATAGCAGTAACTATATTAGACGTGCCGGTAAGCAGCGACCCTGACGCTATAACAGAATATGTATCATAACTAAACGCTGTGGCAGTAGTTACTTTAACTGAAAAGAAGCCGTCAGCTAGATTATTAGTAAGACCTAAAACGGATATTTGGTCATTATCACTTAGGCTGTGTATCTTGCTACATGTCACCGCAACCGTATTGGTCCCGTTAGCCGTAACCGACAGCACCGGCAACTTAACGCCATACGCAGTCTTTTGCACCAACGGCATTACAGCGCCCTGCTGTAGGCCGGCAGGACGCCCCGTAGCCTGCGCCGTCAGCTTCGTACCATCCTGAGCAATCAGCACCGTAGTGGACGGTATAGGTATACCCGTATTGGGGTCATAGACGGTCGGCCCCGATATGGTCAGGAAGTCCGTCTCGTCTTCTTGATAGCTCTCTACACGCGCATTCATGATCGGCGTCGGATCGGCAGGAACAACAATAGCGCGCAATTGCTGTTGCGGCGTGTCCATGCAGCGATTGCACACTAGAAAGCGCAAGTTTTGAAGTGACGTTCCCCGCCAATCAAATTGCCAATTAAGATTAATGTGGTTGTATAAAAAACCGCATCGATCACAACGAGCAAAGGCGCGCGGATTGCGTGGGCTTACCCTCGCCCTACCGTGCGGCCTCATCTGTAATAACCTTGGATTTGCGGCGAGATATATGTTGCGGCGTTCTCAACGTTCTGATCCGCCGCAATCTGGTAAGCCTCGTCAGACATCGGCTTAAGCACCGCAACCTTATCAGGCGACCAAATCAACGCAAGCCGGAACGCCAAAGCAAACGCAAACGCTTCCATCCAAAGATACGGGACATCGACAGTCTGCCCATTCTGGAAGTTAGCGTCCTCAATTTGACGCAAGCGGTAATAGCTAAACGACACTTGGCTACCATCCGGCACTGGCCAAATACTTACGGTTGGCGATAGAAGGCGGTCAAACCAGAATGTCGTCGGGAACCCTTGCTGGTTCTTGTTCGGGTAGCTAGCATATTCAGACCGGCTAATCGGCATGATAATACGATCAATGGCCGTAGAGCCGGTGCCGGTCGTAATGTAGCCATCCAAGATCATCACAGTGCTAGGGTCAACGGCATACGTTGAAACTCCCTGCACCAGCGGCGTTGTGACAAGATCAACCTGCCACAAGTTCACGCCGCGATTAGAGAACGACGCAGCCACCATGTTAGCCGCCATGCGAGCCGACTCCATGTGTTCCTGCAATAGAGAAGTATTGCGAAGTCCACACAGATTAAAAGCATAGAGCGTCAGTTCGCCCAGCGACGGATTGTAAGTGTATGTGCCGCTGGTGGTCATCTAGTAGCGTCCTTACAAGCTTCTACCCTTTATACATCAATAAAGAGTTTTGTATTCACTTATTCCAACGCCACAACTCACGCCCAAGCGTGCGGCCATACTTCAACGCATAGTCGCAGTGGTCAGCTTTGAGAAACTTGAACACAAACGTCATCACCTTGCACGCAATACATCCAACCTTACTGCCAGACGCCCTAAGACGCTCCGTACGCTCGCTGATAGTTTCGTCACAAGACCCTAGCAGAAGTACGTTCAACAGCCGATCAAGGGCGATAAACAGGTTGCGACCAAAGTAGAAGATGCAAACTAGGAAGTTATACATCTTCTTCCAATCGAGTATCGTGCGGAGGTGCGAATGCAGACTCCCCATCCCATACAATCTGATTGATGATTGAACCTGCCGGGATGACTACCGTTACCGGCGCTCCGTTTTCATCCATCTGCATCTGCTCAATATCAATAGTCGTAATCACTTTGTAGGTTGCCATCTTACCACTCCACTACAATTACAATACCTGCACCACCCGTGCCGCCGGGACCGCCCACGCCAGACGCAGTTACGTTGCCAGCACCACCACCGCCTCCGCCAGAACCAGTGGCTCCGTTGCCGCCCGTTCCACCAGTGGCAGCTGTGGCTGAACCACCACCACCAGCACCGCCATTTGATCCCGCGTATGGGCCTGCATTAACAGCAACATAAACTACTGCGTTTGCACCCGCCCCGCCTGGGACTGAACCGCCCGGGCTAGTGAATGTTGCTCCCGTTTCCGTTATAACCGAGCCAGTTGTGGCACCAGCAGCCGCCGTTCCGGCGTTAAACCCGCCGCCAGCGCCGCCCCCAATCGTACCGCCAAGAAGCGAGTTCCCGGACGTTGCCGCAACGCCAACAATACTGGAGCCACCACCGCCGCTGCCTGCATAGAGCGTCCCAGGGGACTGCCCCCCAACACCAGAACCGCCAGCAGGGCCAGCAGCCGTGCCGGAAGAACCGCCAGTTGTAGTGCCAAACCCGCCCTGTGTGTTATCTGGACCAGCCGAACCTCCGCCGCCAGAGGTAGCAATAGCCGATCCAGGCCCACCGCCTCCACCACCGCCGCCATAGGCAAACGCACCGAACGAAGAAATCCCGCCTCGCGCCCCCTGGCCCGCCAGTGATCCGCCTGAAGGGGTGACGCCAGAAGCCCCGCCTGCTCCTGCCGCCCCAACAGTTACTGTGGTGGAGGCCGGCACACTCGATGCGGGGATAACCCTGTATCGGAAGCCGCCGCCTCCACCGCCACCACCACCCGAGCCGCCGCCAGCAGCCGCGTAGGTGCCACCAAACCCGCCACCCCCACCACCACCAATCACAAGAACCTGCACAACAGTAGAAGAAGCGCGAGGAGTGTAGGTGCCGGATGACGTAAAGGTAGTGACAAGAGGCGTAACAGCAGCGGCAACACCACCAATAGTTGCGGGGCCTACAAGTGCAGTGGCAGCACCAGTAAACGTTGCAGCCGTAACACCACCAGCCTGCAAGGCCAAAACACCAGAGGCATCGGCTGTAACACTAACCCCGCCAGCGCCGGTAGTGGATGCGTTGATTATTGAGGTCATCTTACCACTCCATCACGATTACAACGCCAGCACCGCCATTGCCGCCTGTGCCGGGGGTAAATGTAGGCAAAGCTCCACCACCTCCACCACCACCGCCGCCAAACAATCCAATCGCCCCATTGCCACCATTGGCAGATGCAGAGCATCCGCCTCCCGAACCAGCCTGAGTATTGGGCCATCCGCCCCCCGCGCCAGTAAAATTGCCGCCGCCACTTAAAGAGCCACCCGCAGCAGCAACACCAGCATTAAATCCACGCCCAGATGCCCCCCCACCTGCGCCACCAACAGAAAACCCACCAAAAGCAGGAACACCAAGGGCAGAACTGCCAGAACCGCCCGCCCCTTCTCCGGCGTAGTAACCATATGACCCAACTCCTGTTCCGCCACCGTTATTGGCTGAAATTCCTCCCGCTGAACCCGGCGTAGCACCAGAAGCATTACCACCAGAACTTACTAACCCACCGCCACCACCTCCAGCAGAAATGG